AGAAACTTAATTTCACCACAAGAACAACTAAACAAAATTTCATCTCAAGAACTACACATTGTAAATACAACCGCAAACAGTGGTTGGGTAGTTGAGTCAGGTTCCCTTACAGGAATGACAGCAGATGACTTAGAAGAACACGGTGCGGAAACTGGTTTAGTCCTCGAGTTTAATCGAGGCTCTACTCCCCCAAGTAAGATCCCCCCAAACCAGATTCCCACCGGTCTGGATCGTATAAGCCAAAAAGCGGCTATTAATATAAAAACAATTAGTGGTATTTCTGATGCCATGTTGGGGACAGATAGCCCCGAGGTTTCTGGTATTGCAATTCAAGCAAAACAGAACCGCGGTGTTTTAATGATTCAGGTTCCTTTAGATAACTTAAGGAAAACACGACAATATTTAGCAGAAAAAGTTTTAAACTTAGTACAAAAATATTACACAGAAGAAAGGATTGTACAAATCACAGATGAGAATGATCCACGTAAACCAAAAGTTCCAATTAAAATAAATGAAATGACCCCCGAAGGTAACATCATTAACGATCTTACTTTAGGTGAATATGAAGTCATTATTGGAACAGCACCTTCTAGAGATAACTTTGAAGAAACACAATTTGCACAAGCCATTGAGCTTAGAAAAGCGGGTGTACCAATTCCAGATGATATCATTATTGAATATTCACATCTTGCTAAGAAAGCAGAAATTGCAGAGCGCATTAGACAAATGCAAGGAATGGCTCCACCTACTGAAGCAGAAGCTGCATTACAACAGTTCCAGGCTGAAGCCGCGATTACACAAACACAACTTGAAATTGCCAGACTCGAGGCTGAAGTACAGAACTTACAATCTGTTACACAGTTAAACATGGCTAAAGCTCAAGGTGAAGCTAGCGAACCACAAGTAAAAGTGGCAGAGTTACAAAGCAAACTTCAGATGAAGCGCGAAGAACTTGACTTACGTGAAAGGTTGTCTGGTATGACCAACGAAGTAAGGAAAGAACAAAGTGAAACGACTGCAGCGGCAAAAATTGCTACTGCTGCCATGAAACCAAACCAAGGAGGTAGAAAAGATGGCTAAGAAAGAAGAAACCAATGAAATGATTATGGATGCTATGCCAGGGGGCGAGCCCATTAAACAGGAGGACACTCAGTTTGATGTGGACCTTAATTTTGAAACAGTAGAAGAAGAGGAATCTGATAATGAAGAAGTCACGGAAGAAACTGACGCTCCTGCAGAAGAAGAAACTGCTGAAAAAGAATCTAAAACACCAGAGGAAGAAGAAGAACCTGCAGAACCAGAAGCTGTTAGCGAAGAAGGAATGGATGAAAACAGCAAAGAAGATGCACCATCAGATATTCAGCCAGCTGAGGGAAGCGATGAAAACGTTGCCCAAGAAGTAGAACAACCAAAAGCACCCATGGTGCCTAAATCTAGGTTAGATGAAGTGCTTGCAAAACAAAAAGCACTACAAAAACAACTAGATGAGGCTAAAGCAGCACAAGAACAAGTGCTAGAAAATGCCCCTGAGTATGATTTTGGATCAAAAGAAGCTGAATACCAGCAATTAGTCCTTGATGGCGAAGCAGAAAAGGCCGTAGCGCTTAGAACTGAGATTAGAAACGCTGAAAAAGAACAGTTTATGTTTGAAGTTCAAGCAAAAATGGGTCAAACAGTGCAAAAAAGCCAAGAAATGACTGAATTACAAGCAAAAGCAGCTGAAATAGAAGCTACTTTTCCTGTTTTAAACGAAAATAGTGCTGATTTTGATGTTGATTTACAAAACGAAGTAGTTGAACTGCGAAATGCGTTTATGTCTCAGGGTTATACACCTGCTGATTCATTAACTAAAGCCACTGAGTACACTTTAGCGGCAAAAAGACCAGAATTGTTAAATCCGACTTCTGTATCACAAACCCCAAAGGTTAATGAACAAGTTGTTGAGAAGAAAAAAGTAGCTAATATTAATAAAAAATTACAAGCTGCTGATTCTCAACCACCTTCTATGAAAGGAGAATCTGCTAAAGGAGACAAAAAAATAGATTTGCATAAGTTATCTGACGATGAGTTTAGTGCGCTTCCAGAAGAAACTTTGAGAAGAATGCGTGGTGACTTTGGCTTATAGTTGGTATAACATATAAATAATTCGTCCGTCAAAACGATATTTGACGCAGGTCGTTCTGCTAAAACAACGTTTTCGCCTGTCATGGCGTAAATCTGGCTGGAGTCGTGTCCGTAAAAACACGAAAGCGTTTCCCAACGATAAAGGGTACACGGGTAAGTAGTCGGCCCAGAAAAGCGACTGGTTAGTTTAACTTTAATCTTAAATTTGGAGGATGCCATCATGGCTAACACAAACTTTTCATCACTGACCAGTGAACAGCTTACTATCTGGTCGCGTGATTTTTGGCGTGTTGCTAGGAACATGTCCTTCATTAACCAATTTGCGGGTAGCGGACCTAACGCTATGGTTCAGAGAATATCTGAACTTACCCAATCAGAAAAAGGAGCAAGAGCTGTTATAACACTTCTTGCCGATATGACTGGTGACGGTATTGTTGGAGACAACACCCTCGAAGGAAATGAAGAGACTTTAAGAGCCTACGACATCGTTGTACAACTTGATCAATTGAGATTTGCTAATAGACTTGCGGGTAGATTAGCGGATCAAAAATCAGTTGTTAATTTCCGTGAGCACTCACGAGATGCACTTGCATATGCAATGGCTGATCGTATTGACCAATTAGCGTTTTTATCGCTTTCTGGTATTAACTACACACTAAAAAATAGTGGAGCACTAAGACCTGTAATGAACTCAGGACAAAATCTTGGTGATCTTGCTTTTGGTAGTGATGTAACTGCACCAACTTCTAACAGACATAGAAGATGGGATGCTACAAGTAAACTTGTTGCTGGTGATGTAACAGCTGTTGCAGCTGCTGACACCATCACTTACGAGTGTATTGTTGCTCTTAAAGCTTATGCTAAAGACAACTACATCCGTGGAGTAAGAAGCGCAGGTGGAGAAGAGGTATATCATTTATTTGTATCACCTCAGGTAATGGCAGACCTTAAACTTGATTCAGATTTCTTGGCTAACGTCAGAAATGCTGGAGTCAGAGGACCAAGCAACAGCTTGTTCTCAGGTTCTTCAAGCTTAATGGTTGACGGCATTATGGTCCATGAGTTTAGACACGTGTTTAACACTGCTAACGCAACTACTGGAACATCTGCAAACGCCGGTTCTGCTGGATACAAATGGGGCGCTGACGCTGATGTCAATGGTTCTGCTTGTTTATTCTGTGGAGCACAAGCCCTTGCTATGGCTGATATCGGACTTCCTGAAATTGTTGAAGATACCTTCGACTACGGGAACCAAAACGGTATCTCTATTGGTAAGATCTTCGGTCTTAAGAAGCCTAAGTACAACAGCGACTACAATGGTGGCGTTGAAGACTTTGGTGTTATTAGATTGGATGTTGCATACTAAGTATGCTTTTGTGGGTGGTTCATTTTGAGCCACCCCTTTTTTAGGAGTAAATTATGATAGTAATATCAGATATTGACAGGTATATATCAACCACCTGGGGCGCATCAATCAGATTGGAAGCTGGCGTACCAAAAGAAGTTGGACAAGATATGGGCATTTTTTGTTTACAAGAGGGTTGTACAGAACATAAACCCCATTCAATTAAAGACAAAAAACCAAGCGAGCCAATTAGAGCTAGAGAGGAAGATGGCACTTTTAAAGGTGATGATCTAAGCACCCCCGATGTTAATGAAGCATGGGAAGGTGGAAAAGCACCAAAGAAAAAAGCTACTGCTAAAAAAACTACAAAAAAAACAACAAAGAAAACAACTAAGAAATCATAAGGTGAGTTATGAACTCACTATGGTATCTGTACGATAATGGTTTTTCTGAGGAGATATGTGCCAACATACTTTCTCATTGGAACGATTTAGAAGCACAAAAAGGTAAAGTTGGTGCTAATACTGTTAGCACTGACGAATCAATAAGAAAATCTAAGGTCAATATGTTTCCTTACGGAAGCAAAGAGCAAAAAAACTTTGCTCATTTATTAGAAGATTACATCACAATAGCAAACAGAGAATGCTTTGGTTTTCATCTAAACGGATTTAGTGAATTTCAAATCACAGAATATACTGCAAACAATTTCTACAACGAACATATGGACGTTGCAATCAATGAATGCGAGTCACAAAGAAAAATATCAGTAACAGTTCAATTAAGTGATACAAATGATTATGTTGGTGGTGATTTTATGTTTGGCACATCAATACTGAATCCTGATAGTGTCAGTTTAAGAACAAAAGGTGCGATACTTACCTTTCCATCCTTTGTGCCACACAGAGTTGCAAATGTTACTAGTGGTAAAAGATATTCTTTAGTTGGTTGGTATGAAGGTAATAAATGGTGTTAAATTATTATGTATAGTGATATTATTTATAAAGCAGATGCAAAAATTGGTAAATACCAAACTAATAATAGGATATATTTATGAGTGCAGGTTTTTATCATTTCATAATTGAGCAGGGTGCTACCTTTAATAAAGTCTTAACTCTCAAAGACTCCAGTGATGCTGTTGTAAATCTTACTGGTTATACAAGTGCAGAAATGGATTTAAGAAGAAATCCTGATTCTTCTTCAGAAATAGCAACATTGACAACAGAAAATAGCAGAATTACATTAGGTGGTTCAGCAGGAACTATTACTTTGACTATTTCAGCAACAGATACTGCAAATTTAACAGCAGGTGATGGTGTTTATGATTTAGACTTAACAACTAGCGATGGCTCTATATTAAGAATATTAGAAGGCACTTATACAATTAGAAGGAATGTGAGTAGATAATGAGTGAGAAGTTTACAGTTGAAGTATCTGACGCAGGAACTATTAGCGTTGTCTCAGTTGGGACACAGGGTGTAGCCGGTCCTAATCAAGTTTTAAGTAAAAGTGTTAATGATGTCACTATTGATAGTAATGATGATGGTGGTGTTTTACTTTATGTTCTTTCAGATGACAGATGGGATATTTCTTCTAATACTGGTTCACCAAATATTGTTGCACAAGGTCTAAAACTTGGTAGTGTGACAGTCACAGCAATTTTAGACGAAGATAGTTTTACAAGTAATTCTGCAACAGCACTTGCTACACAACAATCCATCAAAGCATATGTAGATTCTAAGATTAATGTAATTGATTTAGACGTTGCAGGTGATTCAGGTGGAACTTTATCAATATTAGACGATAACACATTAACAATATCAGGTGGCACAGGTATTGATACCTCAGGTTCGTCACAAACATTAACAGTTGCTATAGATTCAACTGTTGCAACTTTGACAGATACACAAACATTAACAAACAAAACTTTAACTGCACCAGTATTAAATACAGTTGATATAAATGGTGGTGATATATCCTCAACTACAACAATAAATAAATCTCCAACAATAACTTTAGCAGGAGACTTATCAGG